ATGCCGGGGAATTCAACCCCCCCACCCGGGTCCGTTACCGCAGTGACCAGATCCGTATCGGTTCCGGTGTGCGGATCGCGGATGCCGACCACGCGGTCATTCTCGTCGTACACGAACGGCGTACCGCTCTTGAGTTTCTTCGTCATGCTTCCAGTCTCCTTCAGGCTTTGTCCTTGACTCGTTCAAATGTGCGCAGCCCGCCCAGGCCCAACATGCCGGTGAGCAGCACGAGCAGGGTTTCGTTGTCGATGGCAGGCAGGGGCGGCACGGTCGCGCCGAAAAGCGCCACGCACCACGGCAGCAGAGGCTGGGCGATGAACTGGTAGGCGAGGCCGGCCACGCAGCACCAGCCTGTTGCGGGCCGCCAGCCGCCGCGGAACAGGTCGGTCTGCACCTCGGCCTTGTTGATCTCCATCTGCCCGAGCGCGAGCCGCACCTCGGCGTCGAGCTGGGCGAGGTCGCCGCGCTGGCCGAGCTCGAGCGCGCGCAGCTTGGCCTCGGCTGCCTGCTGCGGATCGGGCAGCACCTTGTCGATCACGGACACCACCGCGGGGATCAGCGCTTGCCACATGGTCACAGTCTCCAGATCGAGCGCAGCGCCACCCGCTGCCAGGCGAACAGCAGCCGCAGGTTCGTAGCCAGGACGGTTTCGATCGCCTCGGACCAGCGGCATGCGTCGGCGATGCGCCGCGCCCAGCCGCGCCCGATCAGCTTCTCGAAAGCCACATCGAAGTTCATCTCACCCTCTTCTCTGCAATACATCGGCCCCACTCTCGCACCTGGTCGGCGCCGAAGAGGCCGATCGAGGCGCCCAGGAAGGTGCCCCAGCCTTGTGTCATCCCAAGCGCTTCGACCAGGTGCGCAACGCCCAAGGCGATGGCGCCGCACAGCATCGCCTCGAGGAATCTGCGCACCCACCGCGGCTCGCGCCCGTCGTACAGGATGCGCAGCAGCGCCACGACCGTGGCCAGGATCGCGGCGCGGAATGGTTCGGGGATTGACTCCAGCAGCTTGGTCAACGTCACGCTCTCCTCGTGCATGCCATCTCGCTCAGGTCGTGTAGCCACTGAAGGCTTGCATTACGTCGGTCAGCGCGTTCTGGCCGCGGGTGTCGGCGGCGGCCAGGTTGCGGGCGGCCTGCGCGCCCTGCGCCATCTGCTCGGCCTGCGCCTGCTGCTGCGCAGCCTCGGCGCGCTGCTGGCGGATCAGCGCCACCTTGTCGTCGGCCACGATCAGGCGCGGATCGACGCCCAGCATGTCGCCGTAGATCTCGGCGTACTGGTCGGCGTCGAAACGGTCCAGCACCTCGGGCTTCATCTGCGCGACCATGCCCAGGTTGCCGACGAAGCGGTCGATGCTGTTGGTGCCCACCGCGCGCTGCGCCTGCGCGAGCATCGAAACGAACTCGACGTTGATGTCCATGCCCTGCAGCTCGGGCGGGGGCGGGGGCAGGGCGCCTGCGCGCACCAGGCGTGCGAAGGTCATCTCGATGAACGGGTCCAGCAGCTCGTTGTGCAGCCGCTCGAGCACCGGGCCGAGCATGAGTAACTTTTCCTCGTGGCGCTCGGCCACCTCGGTGGCGGTCATGTTGGTGCGGTCGGAGCCGGCCAGCATCAGGAAGAGGTCGGCGTAGAAGGTCGAGCGCACGCGCTCGCGCACGTCCTGGATGTCCATCAGCAGGTGGTTGAGATCCAGCCGCACCTCGAAGGCCGTGCGGATGCCGCCCGTGGGCGAGGCCGTGTCGACGAAGCTCACGCCGCCGGGCAGGGTGTCCAGGTCGCGGTTCTTCATCGACGTGGGCGCCTGCAGCGGGGGCTTCGTCATGTAGTCGATGCCTTGCGCCTTGCGCAGTTGCTCATGCTGCAGTTGGCGGATGTCGCCCAGCGCTTCCATGCCCGGGCTGTTGCCGTAGATGTCGCCGCCCGAGGCCGCCCAGCGCGGCACCAGCGCCGGGAATTGCTCGAAGCCGGACTCGGACAGGTAGCGGCCCGCCTCGCAGCCGGGCTCGAAATAGACCGACTTCCACGCCATGTTTTGCGCGTCGCGCTTGGTGGCGTCGCGGTCGCTGCGCGGCTCGATCGCGTGGATCACCGGCACCCAGGTGTCGAGGTTGCCGCGGTCGAAAAGAGTGCGCACCGCCGGGCTCACCTTGTCGCGGCCGAACTCGCCCACCATCTGCGCCACGGTCAGATCGAACTCGCGGTAAAGCGTCTGGACCTTGCCGCGGTAGTCGGAGGCGATCGCGTACTCGCCCGCGGTCAACGTGTGGTGATGGATCACGCTGTCGAAGTCATCGACGATGATCGAGGCCGACGTGCCGTAGGCGCCCAGATCCTCATACATCGAGTGCAGCGCGCGGTAGGTGTTCGAGCGTGCAAACACGTCGAGCACCAGGCGTTGCACGTCATGCAGCCAGACCTTGACGGGCTCGCTGGCCATCATCTCGGGGTCGGCCGTGGCCAGGCGGAACCACGGTCGCGCCGGGCTCGTCATGCCAGCCATCATGCCGGCAGCAAGCACACGCAGCGCGCGCGTGCCGGTCGAGTCGTAGATGTTGTTGTGGCGCTTGTCGCCCTTGTTGCGGTCGGTCGTGAGGAACCGCCCCGAGCGCGGCAGCAGGTAATCACTGATCTCGCGCCAGTGCGTGAGCCAGCTCGAGCGCTCGGACTTGAGCGCGCCCCACCGGGTGAAGAGCTTGTCGCGTTCGGGCTTGCTCATGTCAGCCGCCCAGCAGAGTGTTCTTGCCGAGCGACAGCGCGTCCTGGCTCACGCCCTGCGGCCCGGTCAGCATGGTGCTGCCGGCGCCCTCGGCGCGCTTGTTGCTGGCCATGATGCCGGCAAGATCGGGCGTCTTCGCGTTCGCGCGGTTGAACTCGCGCTCGGCCTGGTTCTTCTGCTTCTCGGCGATCGCCTCGGCCGAGCGCTGCGCCTTCTTCTGCGCGTCGGACTCCTTCTTCGCCGAGTAGGCGGACGCGCCTGCGCCAGCAATTGCGGCGCCGATGATTACCGCTTCAATTCCCATGATTCAGCCTCTTCATGACGGTGATGTCGGCGGGCTCGTAGCCGCGCCGGGTGAGCACAGAGGCCAGCGGCGTGCCCGCTCGGGTGTGCCACAGCATGCGCATGGCGCCGCGCTCTGTTGCAACGCGCTCGGCCTCGAGAATCAGGCGCGCGCCGGTCGAGCCGCTGCGGTAGTCGGGGTGCACGAAGAGCGCGTCGGACGCGCAGCACACCACCGCGGGGTTGAACGGGTGTGGTGACACGACCGCGGTGCAGTAGCCCACCAGCGCGCCGTCATCGAGCGCGGCCAGGGCAAAAAGTACGCCAGCCGCGTCCAGTGCCTCGTAGTGCGCACGCGACAGGTCCAGCGGAAAGTCGAACCCGGTCTCCGCCCAGTTCAGGGCGGCCAGCGCGCCCACCTGGTCGAGGTAGTCGCCGACACGGACTTCGCGGATTTCGATGGCCATGGCGGCGACGATACGGGCGCGCGCACGAACCACGCGCACCCCGTCAGCGCATGGCGCGATAGGGGTCGTAGTCGCCGCGGCTGCCGCGGTCGTTGCGGTAGGCGTCGAGCGGGTTGCGCTTGATCACGGGGAAGGCGAACGAGAGCACGAGCGCGTCGGCTCGGTTTGGCGATGGCACTCCGCGCGCCTTCATGTCCTTCTTGCTCTCGATCTGCACCTTGCCGTCAGCACGCGGCACGATCTCGGGTGCCTGGAGCTCGTCACGCAACTGAGGATCGTCGGGCAGCGCACCGCCGGACTTCAGCCAGTCGCGGGCCGCCTTCCACATTTCGGCGCGCTTGTTGAGGCACCCGATGTCTGCGGACGCCCCCGCGAACCACACCAGCGTCCAGTCGCGCCCCATACCCTGGCCGGCCGACACGATGCCGGTACCGTAGCCGGCGTCAACGAAAACCGCGTCGGCCTTGTGCTCGTCCTCGAGGTCGGCGATAACGCGCGCCGCCACCAGGTCGTTGTCGTTCTTCGGCATGGTCCGCAGGATGCGGAAAGACAGGCCTTGCCGCAGGCCGATGGCGAACTCGTCGTCGCCTTCCCAGGCCGGGTCGACCGTCAGGATCTTCGGCGCAAACTCGTACTGCTCGGGGCGCAGCACCTTGCCATAGGCCGCGGCCACGTCAGCCTCGCCGATGAACTGGCGCGCGCTCATCGACGGGAACATGCCGCGCACGCGGACCTTGAAGAAGTCGGAGTCCTCGCCGTAGTCGGCCGCCCACTTGGCGATCTGCTCCTTGTTCGTGCCCTCCACCGTGCGGCTGTCGATCTGCCGCGCCTTCCACCGGTGCTTGAACCGGCGGAAGCACTCACGGAAACGCCCAACGTTTCGCGTCGGGTTGCCGAAGGCGATCCATATGATCTCCGTACCCTCGTCGGTGAGCGCGCCCTCGGCCACCTCCCACACCTTGTCGGCGATGGCCGAAGCCTCGTCGAAGATCAGCACGATCCGCTTGCCCTTGTTGTGCAGGCCGGCGAACGCCTCGGTGTTGTGCTCGGACCACGGCACGAAGTCCGCGCGCCAGGTCTTCGCGTGGTCCTTGTCGCGCACCGCCACGCTGGTGGCCTGCACGTCGAGCCAGAGCGAGGTGATCGCCAGGCGCTGCCACTTGCCCACCTCGGGCGCGGTCTTGGTGCGCAGCTGTGTGTCGGTGTTCGCGGTGATGACGACCTTCGTGTCCTCGCAGGTCGAAAGCGCCCAATTCACCACCATGCCGATGCCGGCCGACTTGCCGATGCCGTGGCCGGATGCCCTGGCCACCATCAGCGGCTGGTGGCGCGTGGCCGGGTTCTGCAGGTGGTCACGGATCTCGGCCAGCATCTCGGCCTGCCAGTCGCGCGGCCCGTCGTAGTCTGCCAGCTCGCCGTGTCCCCAGTCATAGGCCAACTGTGTCCAGCGCACCGGGTCGTGCGTACAGGCTGCGGCCAGCTCGACGAGCTCCTGCTCGGGATCAGCCATTGCGCGCGCGGGCTCGTGCGAGTCGTTCGGCCAAGGGGCCGGTGACGTTCAGGTCCAGCTTGTCGTTGAACATGCCCAGGTGACGCGCAACGGAATCGAGCGCGGCGCGCTTGTCCGCCAGGCGCAGCTTCAGCACCTCGCCGACGCCCATCTGGTCGTTGCCGACGGTGGCCACGTCCACGCCGACGATCGCGCGCCGCGTGTCCTCATCCATCTGCTGAATCGGCAGCGGGCGCCCGGACTCGTCGAACAGCTTTGCAGGATCGAGGAACGCGAGCCGCGCGTACTCCTGCAACACGCGGTCCTGCGTGATCTCGGTGCGCTCGGAGCGCGCCTTTATGCGCTTGGCGATCGCAGAGGCGACCCAAACATAACCCAACACGCGCGGCCCCTGCTGCTCCGCAGTCTTCGCGCTGTAGCCCGCACGGATCGCCGCCTGAGTCGCGTTCAGATCCTTCAGGTATTCATCGACGAACCGCGCCTGCTTCGGTGTCAGTCCGCGCTCCTTCACTCTCGTTCCTCCAATTCCCTGGCGCACTCGCGGAATGCCTGCGCCACCACTTGTTCCAGCCACTTCGCGCCACCGCGGCGCATGATCTTGCTGCGCGTTGGCAGCGACACGACGAACTCCAGCTTCACCACCTCACGCTCGGCAGCGAGCCGGCCGCGGCGCGAGCCGGTCACGATGTCGCGCACGCACGACTTGGACACGCCCCACTTTCGCGCGAGCTCGGTGTAGCTCATGCGCGGCGCGTGGTCCGGGCCGCGATCCTCGAGCAGCCGGTCGACCTCCTCGTCGGTCAGCACGGCATGTGGGTGAGCCTCGCCGACACGGTACGCCATCAGGCCGCAATCCCCGCGAACAGGTCCGGCGTGCGCTCGTCGCGCTCCACCCGATACCGCACATCGCACACCGCATGCCGCACCGACGGCGGCGCCAGCAGCCCGAGCCTTCGCGCGCAAACCGGACCGAAGCACAGCGGGCCGATGCGCGCAGCAGGGCGCTTCAGGGGGCGGCGACAGTGCGCACAGATCATGCGGGCCTCACCTCGACCATTACGCCAGGCGTGCTGCTGTAGCGCTTGCTTACCCGCAGCTCGACCACCTGGGCGTCATCGACCCACACGATCCCGTTGCAGGCATCGGCGATCGCCTTGGCCACGTTGTCCGCGTCGGGCTTCGTGGTCGGGCGCTCGGTGCCGGCGAGCGCGGCGTCCTGCTTGCGCTTGCTCCAGCTCTTCGGGACGGCGTGCAGCACGACCAGCGACAGCGCCACCGGGAAGGCCGCCGGCGCGGCGTCGCGCATCGCCTGCCTGGCGGCGAGCTTCACGAGCGACTCGTAGCTCGCGGTCTTCTCGGGCGTGTGCATGCGCACGCTGTTGCCCATGCGGAAGGCGCGCGGGCGGCCCTTGCCGACGGGCGGGCCGGGGATCTCGAAGGCGATCATGCGGCTTGCCTCCTGGCCCGCCGCGCCTCGCGCGCCTGATGGCAGCTCGCACAGATGCTGCCCACGGCGGTGCGCTTGCTGCCCTGGAGCGGGCGAGTCGGCACGAACCGCGTCGGACACGCGCGGCATTTCTTCTCGCGGCGGATGGGCTGGAGCATCACGCCACCCTCTCGAAAAGGTCGGGCTGCGCAGCAGCGCCCGCCGCCGCCTCCATGGCCCCATTGATTCTCTCCGCCTGGAGTGCGCCATCTTCCGCGTTCAGCTCACAGCCGAGATACTGCCGGCCGTGCTGGAGCGCCACGGATGCGGTCGTGCCGCTGCCCATGAACGGGTCGAGCACGATGTCACCGGGCCGGCTGCCGGCGAGGATGCAGGGCTCGATCAGCGCGGGCGGAAATGTCGCAAAGTGGGCGCCCTTGTACGGGCGGGTGGCAACGGTCCAGACGCTGCGTCGGTTGCGCTTGCCGTCCTCGACGCGCTCTACGTCGCTGCTGCGACCAAGCTGGTGCTCGGCGGTCTTGCCCTTGTTGAACGACGAACCTGCGGCCCCCTTCACGGCGTCTTCGCGCATTGCCTCGCTGTCGAAGTAGTACCGCCCCGACTTCGACAGCAGGAACACGTACTCATGCGCCTTGGTGCAACGGTCGCGCACGCTCTCCGGCATCGGGTTCGGCTTGTGCCAGATGATGTCTTGGCGCAGATACCAGCCATCTGCACGCAAAGCGAACGCGAGCATCCAGGGAATGCCGATTAGGTCTTTGGGTTTCAGTCCGGTCGTCACCTTGGTGCGCCCGATGCTGGTGTTGCCGTGCAGCGCCTTCGCGTGCTTGCCGCCGCTGCTGCCGCCCCACTTTCCGTCGTTCGCGTAGCTATCCCCGATGTTCAG